CACCCTCCTTTATGGGTATAGTGTAACGTAACGTTATAGGGTGTGTCAAGGGGGTTTGTTGCAAGGGTACTTTGTTTGTTGGTTAAAGGTTATTTTATGAATAAATTAATTATTGACATCCTATTGACAAGGGTATAGTATATTAAGTAATATATAATATAAAATAGGAGTAGTATATCCTAAAAATAATGAACAATGGTTAAAGTGAATAGATAGGACTGTAAAGCTATGGTCCTTGACAGAGGGTGGAAGCCTTGAGGGATAAGGGTAAACAGGAAGTTAGTAAGTTAGATAAGGGCATCACTAAAGGATGTCAAGATATAGAGATTATAGAACCAGAGGTAGAAATATTAGAGATACTGCCGGGTACGCTTCAAGAAGGGAATGTACCTCACAATATAATAGATGAAGAAAAGATATTCGCTGCCCTGACAGAGACCATGGAAAGTGGTGGCAAGGTTACCGAGGTAGCCAGGAAGATGGGTGTCAGTTTAGACACTCTTGGGAAGTGGCTACATAAATATAAAGAAGAAGCAAGAACCTTTAACGAAGTAGAACGTTACCATGTTAGCACGTTAATGCTTCACCGTACTAAAGAGCTCGCAAACGGCATCACTAAGGACAAAATCGACAGGGCTCCATTAAAGGACATTGCAATAGCCATGGGCATTGCAGCCGACAAATGGAGTCAACTCACCGGCCCCAACACCGGTCCCACGGGCATCAATCTCAAGGTAGCCTGGAAGGATGGATCGGGAGCCGTCGAGTTAACCACCGGCAGCGAATCAAAATAACCATGTTTATCCATATTCATCCATACAATATCCATAACATACCTTATCCACCCTATACCCATAACCCATACACCCGATAATACACATTATCGGTATTCTATTTCATACTATTCCCTAACTTATCCACAGCCCACACACCAACCCGTCATATTTACGCTATATCACAGTCACCCTGTCACACAACCCCGTATTTTTACGCTACGGGGTTTCTTTGTTGCCTCATTTTGCTTCATTTTGCCTCGTTTCATTGTAGCCTGGCGGAAGGCGGGAAGCTTGCTTCCCTGCCTGGAGGCCAGGCCTTTGTTTTGCGTCCCTTGTTACCTTGCCGGCCTTGCCTCGACGCCGACCGGGGGGGGTGCCGCGCCGGGTCGCCATGAGGTAGTGCGAGTAGTTTTTAAGAACAAATGGCCCTCCATTAAATGGTAACTCAAAATTTTTGCGCGAAAAACAAATGCGCCATAATTAAGCGAGTATGTAACATGATTTTATGTCCACATCAAAGCAGGTGACACCATGCCCCCTAAAAAGCAACCCGGCCAACATAAGCAATCATCTTCACTTACACCTAAAAAGCAACCAGGCACCAAGAAACAACCCGGTCGCCCAGTTAAGCCCCGGGAAATCACCTGCCCAGACTGCGGACAACCTTTTACCCCTGTAAACACCAACCAAAAACGCTGCGTCAAATGCATCCAGGATCAAAACGCCACCATCAAAGAAGTAGAAACCATCAAATCCACCGAATTCCAAAAAGAAGAAGAAGAAATCCAAGAAGCCGCCGAGGAAGCCGCAAAACAACCAACCGGCGCTAATTACAATAAATACCCAGCCATAAAGTGTAAAGATTGTGAAAAAGACTTCTTCCCTAGAAGAAGCGATCAAAAACGCTGTGAAAAATGCCTTCCACGTAACAAGGCAGAGCATAAATCCGACAACTACAAAATGGTTCGCGTTCGTTGTGCCAACCCCGAATGTCCCAATGGCGGCAGCTTTGAAACAACGTGGCAAAAATACCGTTCTGGTGCTAAGTTTTGCGATACTGAATGTAGGAACCAATATAGTAGGCTGAAATCTAAGAAGCTTCAAGAAGAGATTGAGGCAAAGCGTAGGGGGAATATACCTGAGCAGATAATAGAGATTGACTATACGCCACATTCAGGGGGGCAGCAGTTAGTTCATGCCAGTCAGGCCCGTTTCAAGGTTCTAATCTGTGGGGCCAGGTGGGGCAAGGACCGCTGCCTAATCAACGAATTCATAGTTAAGTTTGCTCAAATGCTTTCAGAATCCAGGCCATCGACATTAATTCCCCGGGTCCATGGTTGGCTTGTGGCCCCTACCTATCCTTTGGCAAAGCAAATATGGCGTGAACTGGTTCACTTTTGGCCGGAACAATGGCGGGTAGGTAAGAACGAGGCTGAACACCGGCTTGAAACCGTGGGCGATGGATTAATAGAAGTCAAGAGCGCTGACAATCCAGATTCACTCGTTTCGGTTGGGCTTGACATTGTTCTAGCTACTGAGGTGGCAAGAATAAAGGATCTGGAAACGACCTGGAGTTACCTTCGAGGTCGTCTTTCTTCTCCGGGAAGAGGTCCAAACGGAAAAGGCGGCATTGCCTTACTGAATTCAACCCCCAAAGGTAGAACATATCTATATCAAATGTACCAGTGGGGATTAGATGAACGCTTTCCAATGTGGGCTTCTTTTCAATTCCCCACAGTAAGCAATCCTTATATTGAACCGGGAGAGGTTGAAGAAGCCCGGGGGACATTACCGGAGCGTCTATTTCGCCAGGAATATCTTGGGGAATTCCTGGAGGATTCCGGCGAAGTATTCTCAAATGTCGATGTTATTTCAATAGGGGTTAGACAAGAACCTACCCCTGGAATGTCATATAAATGTTCTTGGGACCCAGCGCAACGCACCGACTATAGCGCCTTTGGATGACGCAACGAAAAAGGCGAGCAGGTGCTGCGCGAAAGATGGACAGGTTTACCCTGGACGGTTCAACTTGACAGGGTTGAATATTATTGCAAGCTATACAACAACGCTCATACTGACATGGATTCCACTGGTATCGGTGAAACATTACCAGAGGCTTTGGCACAGCGCGGGGTAAGTGTTACCGGTCACTTCTTCACCAACTTATTTAAAGAGCAAATGGTTTCCCATTTCTCTCTATTGTGTGACGGTAGGGATATGGTTCTAATTGATGACAGAGACCAAAAAGAAGAGTTAAAGGCTTATACCTACAGCTTTACAAAGACTGGAAAAATATCTTACCATCACCCGGTTGGTGGGCACGACGACCTTGTGACAATGCTGCTCCTGCTTTATATGGACTTCAATTCTACTGTTCAAACTTTGCCCTATGTCGGTTTATTGCTTGGCGGTAAGCGTAAACTAGCCTAACAATTTTAACACCCACCCTGCCAAAAGTGTAGCCCCGCCATTGGCTGCACGACCTCCACCGTCAAAGCGGCCTGGCGGTAAGGGTGGGTCTGGCCGCACTACATACCCACAAAGGAAGCGATCCTATGACCACTTCATCGCCAAAACAAACAATCAACTTCGTCTATCGCTTCTCCGGCTACAGTAAGATCGTTAACTCATTCGTCCGACCAATAATTCCCTATCTACCCAGTTATACCATATCAGACAAGCCCCGACCAAACGCCCTAAACGTCCACTTTTTCATTGAGAAGCACGAAGGCGGCGGCGTATTCCTGCCCCATGGCCTGGCCGACAAGAATTATCGTAAGCCAGAACTCCTAAATAATTTTGACATCATCCTTCTTTCCGGCGAAGCCTGGAAACAAAAAATGATCTCTCAAGGTATCCCGGCAGAAAAGTTAATAGTTGCCGGGTACCCAAAACTTGACCCGGTATTCCAAAACCTAGTCCCGTCCCCATCTCCATTAGTGGGTAAGAAATTAAAAGTCCTTTGGGCACCGACCCACAATGCTATTCAGGAAGTATCAAGCTACCCGGCTTTTCTGAAATACGTAGACGAATTAAAGGAGTGTGTAAACTTCGTATCTGCCCCGCACCCGGCAGGAAACATGAACCCGGTTACCTTGCAGGATCTTGTAGACGCCGATGTGGTACTGTCTGATAGTTCAAGTCTTATATATGAAGCCATGGCATTAGGTAAACCGGTAATTCTGCTTTCCTGGTTGGTGAGAGACGGTATATATAAAAAGTTCCCTAATACCTTCGAGGAACAACTTTACAGAGAATCTATTTGCTACCAGGCAAACTGCTTTTCTGACCTGGTTGATTGGTTGACAGCCAAAAGGAACCTGCTTCAATTTACACCGTCAATGAGAAAGTTTGCTGATGGTGTATTTTCAGAGAGATTACATGGAATATCTGGGAAAATAATTGCTAATATTTTAGGAGGTCTATTAAATGGATCAATGGAGCGATGAATTTAATAACGATATTTTAATTCTTCCCGAGGATAAAGAGCTTGCCGCACTATATGGCGGCGTTACCCATGCCGAGGGAACCCGATTGTCTTTACTGGCCTCGCAGATCCCGACTAATCTCGCCATAGTTGAGATAGGTTGTTTTAGGGGTAAATCATCTTGCTTTTTAGGTGCTGGGAGTCGAACTGGTAATGGCGCAAAACTATACAGTATTGATCCATGGGATAAAAGACCTCCTTATGGGGGTGCTACGAAGCCATATCACGACATACAAAACAAGGTCGCCTTTGACGAAAACATAAAGAAATTCAGCCTGGAAAATATCGTGACCGCCATAAGGGAATATTCGGTTGAAGCTGCAAAAATATGGAATCTTCCTATAGGATTGCTGCACATTGACGGTGATCATGGTTATGAAGGCGTAAAAAGTGACTATGAGGCATGGTTTAAATTCGTTGTACATGGCGGCGTAATAGCATTTCACGATTACGGACTTCCACCGGTGAGAAAATTTATTGATGAATCCGTAAAACCATTGCCCATATGGAGAGAATGGATGTTACACAACCGTCTTCTTGTTGCGACAAGGGTATAGTTTCAGGAAAAACAATAGCAAAAATATTACAGGAGGCTGTGAAAAATGTTTAATGATCCTGCTTTTGTCCAAGAATTTACTGATTATGTAAAAGGTTTAAAGGTAAAAACCGCCCTGGAAATAGGCTACGGCTCCGGTGAGCTCGTCGAAGCCTTGCGCCAGGCCGGCATTGAAGCCGAGGGCATTGACAAATCTACCGAACTTTCACAAGGTAAACAGGCCCCGTACCTTCATAATGTCCCATGGGAGGATTTTACCACCAACAAGAAATATGATCTGGTCTACAGTTCCGGGGTTATTGAACATTTCACGTTCAAGGAAATGGACGATTTCCTAAAGAAAATCACTGGATTTTCCAAAAAATTCATTCTTACCCTTGCGCCGAACGCAAATTGCGCTGCCTATATAAAAGCCAAGGCCGCGACGACCGCGCCCTGGAAGGATGAACTCTCCTTTGATGTGGAAAGCCTATCGAATGTCCATGACCTGGCCGGACTCACAGTAAAAAGTTGGGGTGTCATGGCCTCCGAGTGGCCTAAACGCTTTGGCCCCGAGCCGTCAAAACCCTACCTGGTTTATTGCATGGCAATCGTGCCCAAAGTTGAACCCCAGATTCAATCACAGCCCAAAACAAAGAGGACAACCAAACTTTCTAAATCCTAAAAAAACGAAGCGCAGGCCCCCACCATGGGGGTGCCCAAGGCGGGGAAACGGAGATCCTACCCTCCGTACCTGCTAGACAAAATAATATCACACCAGACAAGGAAGTGTCTAAACAGATACTTCCTTTTTTGTTGGGACCTTTAACCAGGGGGTGCGGCGCGTGGATCAAGTATTGGAGTATGCCATCAAAAGCGGAGTCGGGATATTTGGAATTTTGTTCATATTTTTATTGGCCTGGGTTTTAAAAACTAATGATCACAGGGAAACCCGTTATCTCAATGTCATCGACAAGTACGGTGACAAGATCGATGAGAAGGTTACTGTTGTTGGCAGTAAGGTTGACAACCTGGAAAAAGACGTTGCAGAAGTCAAAGCCGACGTAAGAACCATTATGGCAAGCAAATAACTATATGAATTTGACAATCTTCGCTTGAAGAGTAAGATTGAAAATTTTTAATTTGACAATCTTCGCAAGGCCGGAAGTCTGCTTTGGCCAGCAGACTTGCGAGTGGTGTCCCCCTTCACCACATTGCCTTGCGATTAATTTTAAGGGGAATCTTAGTTTAATTAATTTAAAGGGGGAAAGTATTTATGGCAAAGTATCGGGAAAAGTCAGTGGTGATTGAAGCGGTACAATTTAGAGGAAATTTTGATGAAATTGAAGCTTTTGTTGGTGGTGACGCAGAGTTTCGTGACGGGAAATTATTAGTCGCCACACTTGAGGGACCACTTTATACAAGCCCTATGGATTACATTATCAAGGGCGTCAAGGGCGAATTTTACCCCTGCAAACCCGATATCTTCGAGGCGACATACGAACCGGTTGAAGGGGGCGATCTTTAATGAGAATTGCTCTACTTACCAGTTTTGTCTTCCACAAAGTTACCGAGTTTGACGGAGAAGATCGTATCATCTACGGGGGCGCGGAGAAATACCTCCTGGAATTCTGTCATATGCTCCAGGAAGACGGTCACACAGTCCAGGTATTTCAGCCGTTTAAACCCGAATTTATAGGCAAAGACGGTAAAAAGTACCCAACCCATACTATCCAGAAAGACTTCTACGGTATACCGATCATCCTTATCCCCAGTGCTGACAACTGGGAGTATGGTACCTGCCCCGGCCTGAACTACGCTTTTAATGAAATGACCGTAAGTTTCGACCTAAATTTATCGTTTGTCACGTTCCTTTGCTGGCCCGAAGTTCGCCTTCCGGCCATATCAATCTCACATGGCATTTTTTGGGACTCCCCCAACCACTTCGTTAAAGCGGCTAACATTGAGCAGCGCAACGAGTTCTTCCGTCGCCAACTCTACGGCTTCACAGCCCCCAATGCCTGTGTTGCCGTGGATACAAACGTCCGGGGAGTCGTAGCCGCCCTGTCCCCGGGAGATGAAAACCGAATCCACGTAATACCCAATTTCGTTGATACAAAGGTATTTAAACCTTTGGAACCTGAAAAACGAGATTGGGAACGACCCCGGGTCCTTTATCCCCGCCGCTTATCGACAGTGCGCGGGGTTAATGATTTTATATGGCTTGCGGCCCAGTTCCCGGAAGTAGACTTCCTGTGTTGTGGAAATAGTGGGCCAGAAAGAGATCAGGAGGAGCGACTAAAACAGTTTACCGAGGGGCAGTCAAATATTAAGGCAATTTGGAGAAAGCCAGAAGAAATGTTTGAGATTTACCAACAGTCAGATATTTCCATTATTCCAACCAGGGCAGCGGAGGGTTTGAGTCTTTCGCTCTTGGAAAGTATGGCTTGCGGTTTGCCGGTTATAGCAACCCCTGTCGGTGGCCTACCTAATGCGGCCATTGACGGCTACAATGCTATAATTTGCGATCTTAACCACGATAACCTTTCTGATGCACTGAAAAAACTTCTAAAATCTCCAAAACTGTGCAGTAAACTTGGAAAGCGCGGTAGGCAGATGGCCGTCGAAAGTTTTGATATTGAAATCTGGAAGCAAAAATGGCGCAAATTAATTAACAAAGTAATGCGTTAAAGGCAGGTGATTACCACCATTGAAAATATTCGGCAGAGAATTTTTCAAACCAAGAACCCCAAGAACCCGTTCACCCGACAATAACAATGAACCTCCATTAAGACCCGGCAGAATATCACAACCACCGTCAACTGCCATGCTGTCGCCATACCGGTCTCGGCAGGCAACTCTTTTAAAAACACTCCGGGCAACATACGATGCGGTGGATGCGATTGAATTACTCATCGAGGAAACCGGCGATTTATCTCAGGCACTCTATAACTTTATTCGCCTGGCAAATGTCGGCCACGAGATGCAGTTTTTCGCCCTTAACAATGACAAAAAACGCCTAACGAAAGTTGAATCAGAGTGGCGTGATTTTGCTTCCCGGGTAAATGCGATGAGCAACGCCGGCCTTGACGGACTGATCGACCAGCTTCACTATCTTGCTTTCGTTCGAGGCGCTATGGCCTGTGAGTGTGAGATTACTTCATCCCTGGACGATATTGTGGACATCTATCCGCTCAATCCACAATCCATAACATGGGAGTTGGAGGATCGCAATGGGCGGCAGATTTGGATTCCATATCAGTATGATGGTTTCTTTAATAGAAGCAGTACAAGTAGAGCAGGAATGGTTTCACTGGAAGATGCGAATTTCTTCTGGGTGCCCACGGACCCGAAGGTTGACGATCCCCGGGGCAGGTTACTTCTTAAACCAGCCCTATCTTCCATTGACTTCCAGATTCAAGTCCTAAACGATATCCAACAAGTCCTTCATAACCAGGGATGGCCCCGGGAAGATATTTCAATCGATCTGGAAAAGTTAATGACCATGATACCACCCGAAGCAAAGTCAGACAGTAAAAAGCAGCGTGAATGGTTAAAGGAACATATCGAATGGGTAAAAACTCAATTCGATTCCCTTAATCCAGATGACAGTTTTATCCATTTTTCGGATACGACTGTAAAACTTGCCGATGGAGCTGCCAACACCGGGCGTGGACTTGATGTCAGAGCAATTATGGAAATGGTCGATATCCAAATTATGAACTCCGTAAAAACGCCGGGTACTATGATGCAGCGGATCAATTCAGCTACGGAGACATGGGCAACCGTGCAATTTCGTATCTTTGTTTCCGGTATCCAGAGTATCCAGCGAAGCAGTAAGCGCCTAATTGAGAGCATCGCAAGGCTATGGCTTAGAACTCATGGCTACCAGGGTATCCCGGTATTCACCCATAACACCATTGACTACACTTCGGAACTGCAGCGCATCCAGATCAAGAACCAGAAGGCTATATTCTGGAAACTTGCTCAGTTGATGGGGTGGATAGAGGGCGATGAGGCAAGCCAAGAACTGTTTGGGCATGATGCCGTAGGCGAACCACAGCAAACACAACCCCAAAACCAAGGGGGTGATAACGATCAAAACAATGGCGATCAATCCGAGGACGATTGATGATATGTTTCATCGACCATCATTTTTAAGCCAGGAAAACCTAAAAAGAAAGGAGGTCCGAAATGAGCAAAGCATACGGGACCCCAACGCCAAGTCAACTGGAGAAGATAAATGCGCTGGCGAAACGTCCACTTAGCGAAGAGGACGTTTTTGTATTTCCAGGCAAAGCCATAGGTGATGGCATGATTCCCACAAGGATGACAAGGGTACACAAAAGCCTGCTCAGTGTCTTTAAGGATGATGCTAAACGTGGCATTTCTCTAATGATTGATCATCCATGGGCGCACTTCGCTCCACCAAAGCCAGCCTATTCATACGGAAGAACCTTTGATGCTACACTAAAAAAGA